TTTGTTGAGAATCTATTAAAGTTTCGCAGAGATTAATTCTATTTCTATTAATTTTATAGACATAGTACTCACTATTAGTTAATGGTGATGGTCTAATAAATCTTCTAACAATATCATCAGTAGAACCAGCATAGAAATTTTCTTCATCTGGAGAAACATATACTGAACTTGGATTAGAATATGAAAGTCTAGAAATTTCAACACCAGTAGAAATGTCCCATGGTAATGATAATTTATAAATGTAAAAATTATCTGAACCAGTTCCGACCCAGTATACTAAGGTTCCGGAGGAATTGATATGTATATCTTGTGGAGCTGAATCTGGAGGATTGATATCTAACCTACCCGTGCTATTTCCCGAATAGGATGCTGTTGTAATATCCCATGAGGTTGAAAGATTAAATTGGTAAATAAAATCTCCATTAGATCCAATTACGTAAAGTACTGAACCATTATATTTAAAATAAAGTCCCGTTGGAGCAATTTGTGAACCAAATCCGTCAATAGAATTACCACTACCAATGAATAAACTTACATTATCATAACTCGATGTAGTGATATCCCATGCAGAAGTCATAGAATACTGATAAATTGTATCATTGGCATTTCCAGTAATCCAGAACTTAAGACCATCCTCTCTGATATAAAGTCCAGTAGGAGCGGCATCTTCCGATGTAACATCAAATTTGTTCGTAAATACTGCCGTGCTCGGGCTCCAAGGTGTTGAAAGTGCATATTCATTGACTTCATCAGCAGAATCACCGAGAGCATACATTTTAGTTCCATCTGGTTTGAAACGTAATGATTGTAGACTACCATCTTGGGAACTAGTGTCTAATTGATCACTAGTTTCAATTAAGTATTCAAAATTATCATCTTCATAAAGAACTTTATCACCAGTTACTAACTCATGATCTGTAATTGTAATTTCATTAGTTACTGTATTAATTCCTGTGGAATTAAATCCAATTGGATTGATTACAATATTATCAATTTCTGATTTATAGAGAACACGAACTGCTGTTGAGGTTCCAATGCCCACTGAAAGATTGGGTTGAACATCTAATGTTACCGTATCTCCATTTTGAAGTTCATGAGAAGTTGATACAGAAACAGTCACTACATTCTTATCTACATCTCCCAATATTTGAGTATAATTTGATTCAAATGAATACTTATCACTATCATCTCCATTAGAATGGAAAAATAATTCTTCACCTGCAATTGCGGTCTTCAATCCAATAATACTTGGACCTTTATTAATAACAAAAACATTGGATGGTAAATCTAAAGTAGATGATCCATTAGTAGAAACACTTATGTTGTTCTTTCCCGTGGGTACAATATAAACAACTGGTTGATTTGTTACAAAAGGATGATTTTCAATATAAATTCCTTTTGTAGGAATACTTCTAGTTATATTAGAAATATTACCAAATATAAATGATGTGCTATATCCAACACCACTTACTGTTCCAACACCAACAGATTCCTTAGGATTGAAAAATGCCTTATCATTTACAGTAGATTCAAATTTATCTACAAATTTGGAAATTGTAAAAGAATCTGGTAAGAAAGTTACTGCAGTTCCGACAGTGTGTACACCCGTCAATCCTCTTTCAATTCTGAGAATGTTTTGATTTTCGAATACTTCAAGAACTTTTAAAGTTTCTGTTCCAATACCAATACTACTACCAACAGATACTTGATCTGGAATTGGTGAAACATAAATTTCTGTTGTAAATCCTACAGATGGTGCAGATGTTATAGTGGAAAGGCATGTCCCATTTGCATAAGAAGGAACTGTAATTTGATGTGTCCCATTTAGAGATGAAAGGTTGGTCGAAAATCCAGATATAGTTACATAATCCAGATTTAAAAAATCATGCTTTGGTAATATCGATACTTTTACTTTACTAGTAGATTCCCATGCAAAAATGGAATTTAATTCTTCAATTAAATTCGTATTTAATTCTACAATACTTTTTCCTTTAATAGAAGCAACATTAACATCTAAACCACTTCCTGAAGTTCCCGTATCATTAAATGTTAATTTATCTCCAACCTTATAATTACTACCAGAGTTTTCAATTTCTATAGTTTTTATCGAATCTGAGATTACAGATACTACTTGTATTTTTTGTTCTAAAATATCACTAGTTTCATTGATGAAATCGTAATTGGCATTTAATTCTGATACTTTATATGGTAATGTATTTCTTAACAAATTTGAATTATTGAAATCAAATGATTGATCTAAATTAGAATCAGAAATTAATTTTGATTTGTACTTATTACCTATAAAATATGGAAATTCGTTTATTGTAGCATGATACGCATAAACACCATTTGGATACTCTACATTTTTTTCATATCTTCCATTATATTCATCTAGATTCCCATCTCCATCAAACTTGTAATCTTCGATAAAAAATCCCGCAACAAATCCGGATGGTCTATCTACAATATTTGAAAGATTTGAAGTGTATCCAGATTCTAACAACTTTAATCCGGAAGATGTATCATTTGGATTTTTGTATCCATACGGACCATAAATTGGATTTCCATCATAAGCCCATCCAATTATATTTGAAATACTTGTAGATGCAGAACCTACAGGAGTTTCCTTGAAAGAATCTCTTAAATCCTCAAAATACTCTGATACTGAATATTGAAGTTTATCTTTACCTTTTAATAAAACTTCACCAGTAGGAAATCTTGCCGTATTATTATTAAGACTTAATGTTCTTATTTGTGGATCAATAAAAGCATTTTTTCCTGATGATACAACTTGAATTTTTGTATTTGATGCAGAATATCCAATTCCTGTATTCAGAACTTTAACTTCTGATATTTTTCCATCATTAATTACTGCTCTCAATTCAGCTCCAATACCGGATCCGGAAACAACTAAATCTGGAGTGGAATAATATTCACTTCCAACATAACTAATGAAAACACTTTGAATCTTACCATCAATAACAGAAGGAGTCAGTTGAGCAGATTTTCCATTTTTTATAGAAATTATTGGATTCTTCTTGAAATTTAAAATTGTCGATCCATAACCAGTTCCAGATTCATAAACATAAGCATCAACGACACTACCTTTCACTACGGGAGTAACTACTAAGTTTCCAAGTGTTTGGGTGGTTGTTCCAAATCCTACAGTATTGTATTTAATTGAAACTGAAATATCAGGATATTTAAAATACTGATATCCACTTCCAGTGCTATTAAATTCTACATAATCTTTTCTCTCATAATTTGAAATAATTGTTCCTCCAACACCAGCATTACATAATCTGAAAGAATTTGTATCAAGTTTTAAAACATAGTATTGATTTGTAGTTGCAATTCCTGATATTTGAGCAGATTCATAACTATATTCGACAATTTCTCCATCATTAAATCCATGATTTTTAAAATTAATCAAATTTTGTGTTGTGGATATTCCAATAGGTTTTACAATTAATTTCCTATTAGTATAACCTTCTCCTTTATTGATTACTTTTATATAAGAAACTTGTTTTGAGGATGAAAGAGTAGAGAACTTGTGCGTTCCAACAGAACCCGTATAAATTCCTACGACATTTGTATCTGATTGTTGATCACTTAAATTATTATATAATTTTATTGCTTTGTTATTAGTAACACCAACAAAATATACCGAATTAGTAGGTAGACTAAAATTAGTTCCTGCTGTTCCAATTGCTATTGGATTATTTCCTAGAGGATTATAAATTACTTCTTCACCATTAACAAAATTATGATCTGTTAGGAATAAAATTTGGTTAGTTGTCTCACTAACTCCTCCACCACTAGAAAATTCATCTGCATTAAATAAAACTGCTCTAGGTTTTTCGATTATTACAGGTTCAATTACTGCACCACTACCATTTCCCCCTTCAATATCAATGGAAACTATTTTATCAATATTATAGTTTTGAGTATCTACATATACTTTTTCGAAAGATCCACTAATTACTGGTTGAATTTTTGCAGTACTACCAATACCAGTAGAAACTTCTACTAATGGTGGGTTAATTACATCATAATCTTCTCCACCAGAAAGAACATCCGCACCTTCTATTGGACCATAGTAAATTACATCTTTAGATTTGTAATTATTAATCTCAACACCATTAATTAACATTCCAGTAGTTCCTGGAATTGTTAGAGTTCCGGAACCATTTTCAATATTTTTTTCTAATGGAAACTTTCTTAAAAGTTTTTGTATTCCTAGGTCGGATTGTCGTTGAGAATATAAAGTAAAAGTGTGAGTTCCTATACCAGAATTTGGTACATTAAATGTTAAATTACTTTCCGATTCTAACAAAGATGGTGTAGTATATAATTTAAATTGATTTGTAGATATTACTTTTACATAATAATCACCAGTTTGTAATCCAACTAAAGATTCATTTTGTGGAAGATAGTATACTTTATCTCCTGTTAAGAAAGGAACTGAAGGATTAACTTCAATTATATTATACACACCTTCAAAAAAATCTTTAAGATTTGCAGTGCTAGCAATACTTACTTTTTTAATACTAGTTTCAATATCAAGACGATAATCTATAATTTTATCATCATCTTCGTCTACAATTCCATTCTTTTCTTCGGAAGGTAATGAATTTGATGCAACATATGCATATTCATCCTTATCAACATACAAATTAAGAACATCTGATAATACAGAACTGCTTCCAAAATCTGAACCTGAAGATTTTGTTTTATTTAATTTTCTTCTTACATCATATTTTGTATTGGCATTTAAACTTGGATTATTTGCCAATGTTAAAGTATTTTCTGCACTATCAATATTTTTAATGTAAATTATATTATTAGAGGATACTACAATTTCACTATCTCTTTCCAATATTTCAATTTCATCTCCAATTTTTAGACTGGATCTATCAATAATAGATCCTAACTTATTAGTATCATTATCTACAATTTCATATCTTACACTAGTATTGTATATAAAAGAATTTGCAAAAATTTCTTTCCAATTTATATTATTATTTCCAATCTTATCCCCAAGATTTTTAATTTCAATTACATCATTTTCATTTACTTTAAAATTTTCACCCTCTTCAACTAAATTCTGTATTACTCCAAGTAGTATTAATTCAACTTTCTTAGAAGTATCTCCATCTTCATATGAATAATATGTATCATTGGATCTAATATTTGATGCCGTAGATATCGTATCACTTATACCACTACATCCAAAAAATTGATTAATACTTTTTCCAGTATAAGAAATGTTATTGGTTCCAGAAACTAATATTCCAGATTGCGGAAAATTGAGAGTCGAATCTACCATTAAGATAGAAGATCCTATTGATACACTTTCAATTAACTTTGTATTTGGTGTTATTTCAAAATTTCCTACGACTGATGATGAATTTTCACTATTTCCAATATAAAATTCAATCTTATAGAATGTTTTACCTTTCCTTGAAAATGGTTCTATGGCTGATATTGAAGCAGTTGTATTATCATCAGTAGTTTTTATGAGAGTTTGTCCAACTATCTTTGAAGGTTCTCCTGATATTAATTCTACTATTGCAACTTCCCTTCTCACATAATTTGCAGAGGAGGGTTTAATTAAATAATCTTCCAAATTTATAATTGAAGATGTTTCCCCAAAAATAACTTTGAAAAGTATTTTTATTGATTCATCTGTTCCTTTGGAAGCATAAAAATCTTTTGCTCTTCGTATAAAATTTCCTACATCTATTTCATCTACAAATTTAGTATTTTCTAATCCTGGAGTAAAAGTAGATTTTAATTTTTTATAAAAATCTTTTAAGAATAAAGAACTTAAATTTTGAACAGATGAACTATTAGAATGTTCTGCTGCTGTTGATGTGGAAAAAACAAGTTCTCCACGATTTAGATCTTGATGATAATCAGTTACTCCACTAAATCCTCGTACACAACCGGTAAAACTATTGGTAGTAATTCCAGTATATGTAATGATTTCATTATCAATTTTAAGAAGACCGTACTGATTAGGAAATCCTCTTGTATTAGAAACACTAATAGTAGTATCAGTAGATAATACTATATTACTAGTTGTTGTGCTATCTACAATAACTTCTGGTTTTAAATTATCTAATTTTAAATACTGATCTAGATTATCACTAATATCAATAGGTCCACCTTGATATTCTTGAGAAATATAATATTGCTTTAAAAATTCTACCGCATTAGGACTTTCTTCCAAGATAAACTCTGGAAGTTGATGGTCAATTAAATCCTGTACTTTGATTCTAGATTCAAATCCAGTTTGTATCATATTACTTTCTTACTAAATTTCCGTTTGAATAACTTGATGTGTAGAAGTCAGAAACAAATCTGGTTCCGGATATTTCATCCCCAGAAGCAATTACATCCCTGACAATATTTATTGCACTTTTAGAAATGTTTAATGAGATATACAAGTCTCTCAATCCAACAACATCGTTGGACTCTGGGAATGCCTGTATTTCAATTAATCCATTACTTAATGAAGTTGATGTAATATTAATAGTTTCTAAATTTATTTCACCTTTTAAATAATCAACTGTTCCTGCAGATTTTACAATTACTCTAGTTACATCATCGGATACTTCCTTTACAATTGATAAGTTTCCTGATTTCAAGTCGGCATTGGGAACATCTGTAATATAAACTGTATCTGTTTCACCGAAAATTTTAAATCCAGTAGATTTTATATTAAATCCTTTAATATTTACATGGAATTGATTTCCATAACACAGTTCGTATTGTGCAAACTTATTGAATACGGGTTTTAAATCTCTACGAATAATAATTTTTGTAATATTTGATGTAATTGCAGTATCTGTATTGTCAATAACTTGTTGTAGTTTACTATACCTAACTCTACCTCCAAATTTATTTAAATCTAAAGACTCTGAATATTTTTGGAGAGAATTTGTAACAGAGGTTTTTAATGTATCTGCACTCGATACTTGAGAATAATTATAATAAACGGAACTATTGAGTTCAACATAGAGAAGTTTAAGATCCGTTATCTTCTGATTTATTCCTGATACTGTAAATTGTTTTAACTTTGATAAAATTTGTGTCTTATTAAAATCCGAAACAAATGTTCCATTTTTTGGTTTAATGCTAATTTGAACTGTACCGAATTGTGGAGGATCCATTTCTTCACCACCAACTATAGATACAGATTCCGTATCCGGGTATATTCTTTTTATAATTGCCTCATAGTCTCTTGATGTAACCGCTCTATATTGAGACGAATACATTCTTGGAGCATAATATTTAATCGAATCGAGGGGTTCAATGTCTCCACCATTGATTGACGATTGATTAGTTACAATCGTAACATTTCCCGGATCAATAATATTGCTAGATGCAGATTCTAATGTTCCGGAGAATGAAAAACTAGAAGATCCATTTCCATCTCTTCCATCAGTAATGATATAGTTGGCAGTAATTATATCCCCATCAGATCCAACTGCATTTCCAAGTTTTTTGCCAATCAATCCATCACCAAATCTTAATTCGTATTTTTCATCTTGAACTTCATTAATAAAGAAAATTCTAGTGTTTTTATCTACATCAAAAATATTTTCTGAAAGGGAATATTCAATACCTCTAATATCTGTTGATTTTCCAATATAAACTTTAAGTGTCGATGTATCAATAAAAGAATTATTCAGAACAAATCTTTGGTCTAAAGAACCATCATATTGAAATTGTTTGGTTAAAAATATTCCTTGAAAAACATTGAGGTTATTGAAGGATGCTGTACAATTTATAAATTGTCCCGCAGAGTCGAATGTTGCGATTGTATTTGCCGTAATGTCTTCTGGTATGGCAAAAGTATATGTGGTGTCATTAGCACTCCCTACGCACACTATACCTGCCTTCAGGGTAAGTGTAGGGGTGTTTGTGCTAGTTGTTACATTAAATGATATCTGTGCCTTAGATGCGGTTCTGGAACGAGGTACGTATCCAATATTACCTGCAAGAGAAACTACATTCTCTCGAAGAGTTGCAGAATCCAAGAAGGATTCATTTACAACCATATTCGAATTGAATGCAGTAATGTAAGTATTATATGCTAAAGTGTCAATTAAAACTGAAAAGTTTGATCCCTCAAAGTCAAAATCCGTGAATGTAGAGTTAGCACGGAGATAATCTTTGATAGACGTTTTTATCTGATCAAAATCTAAATTTGTATATTTTGTAAAAGGCATTTTATCTGGTTGCCTCTAAGAGGAATGAATATTCTTGTGTCGGAAACTCTTGACCAATAATATCAAATATAACTGTTACATTAAATGTGTTTTCGTCTGCTATTGGATCTACTTGAACGATCAAATTTTCGACTCTATCTTCAAAATTATTAATTGCAATTTCAATCTGATCTTGAATAACTGATGCAGTACCAAAATCAACAAATTCAAATAGACTTCTTCTTACATCAGAACCCAACAAAGAGTTAAAAAATCTCTCTGTTGGGATAGTTTCTACTATATTTCTTACTGAACGACGAATTGCGTTCTCATTTTTTAGAATCGGAAGGTCTTTTGTCACAGGATGAGGCTCAAAAGATAAACTAATGTCCTTAAATGCCCGTGATATCCTCTGAATTGCCATTTTTAAAGAGTTTTCTTAATTTTATTTATACTCTATTCCTGAAGATTTTTCTGTCCTTCCTTTAAATCATCATGCATAATCTCTTGAAGTACTCTTTCTTCTGGATCATTCGTTTTTTTGGGTAATGACCAGTAATCTGTGGTCAGACTTGTTGTTCCCCACACTTCTTTCATGTAACTTGCACTTCTATCTACTGGTGAATTGCCCATTTTACTCCTATTTTGTTAGAATAGAACTTTTTTAGGGGTTCTATCCCTATCTTTATTTATTTTTCACCCTCTTCGGATGAATTTTCACGTTCCTGTGCAGTCTTCCAGAAATATTCGTCCTCACGTCCCATTCCAAGTCGTTCAAAACCATTTTCAACTTGATAATATTGAGTCGAAACCTTAAAATCAGGCATTTTGGGGTCAACAGGAGTTAAACTATTGTCAAAAATACGTAATCTATTGTTTGGATACAGTGCATACTGCCCATTCTCAAGTTCAATCAGATTATGAGACTTATGTTCTGCAGGATTCTCACTGGTCGCCCAGTCAACATAGTCCGGATCATGATGATAGTTATCAATAGTACAGATATAGGTGCCTTTTACATTACCAAAGTCCCGTGTATAACATTCAAAGTCCATTGAACCAATAAATTTCTTATCCACCGAAACAACCCCGTAGTCCATACAATTCCAGAACTGGAGGTTTGGTAGGTTCATGTCCGGACTTGGTGTCTCAGGGTCTGCTACAAAGGCACTGATAGGCAATTTATCATACATTGCCGCATATTCTGGTAGATAGGTCTCAAAATAAAAAGCACGTCCAGGTAACGATTTAACCGATACCCAGACGCCCTTTACAAATTCACCATGTCCACTTTGATGGTCCGTTAGATATTCCTTACGAACCCATACTTCCTGTGATGGAAGATTTGCAATCAAACATGCCATATAGTGACAATAAAAACTACAATTATATATTAACCTCGTCCTTGTCCACGATACATCTTACGCTTGCCGTTACGAGAAGTCGCGGCATATTTCGTGTGCTTACCATTCCCTTGACGAGACTTCTTCGGTTTTCCCTCTATAAAACCATCACCACTTAATCCAACCCTTGAACGAACT